CATTCAATCCCGTAACAGCCGCGCTTTCTTGTTGCAACACATTTTGCACAGCTTGAATTCCATTCAACAAGGCAATGGCACCCTGAACCTTTTGCATTGATTTCTGCAAGTCCTCGTTTTCAACACCAAACAAAGCGGCTGCACCCTCTGCAATCGAAAAAGCTCCAGCAACACCCTCTGCTGCTGAAACAACTGCATCTATTCGACGGGTATCGCTACTAAAATAATTAATTTGAGCCGATACGTCTCCGACAGAATCTTTAATTTCACCCGCTGAACGAATGATTTTATTTGCCATGTCTTGAAATTCAGGACCGAGCGCTTGAACCTTCAACGCTAAATTCTGTAATTGAGTTACAGCTCGTTTGGTATTGGCCGAACTTGCAATTCTTTCAAAATCTTTCTCAATGGCTTTTGCTGTAGCTTCAAGTTTAGAGTTGATTTGATCCCCACTAGCTCCAGCGATTTTAACTGCATCTTGGAAACCTTTTTGAAGTTTCTCGATGTCAGCGCCTATAACAATATTTATTTGATTTCCTGCCATTATCCTAAAATTTTATCACCGCTTTCCAATAATAAGAAATCAGAATTTTCAAGCAAAATTCTATAATCTGTTATTGCCAACAATGTGTTTAAATGTATAATATAATCCTGAGCAATATGGAATATACCCTCTTCGCCTGCGCTATCGTCACTAAGCAACACTTCATTGTCAAATTTAGCTTGGTGCACATAAACCCCGTTAAAAGTGCCTGGATTAATTTCCATAGCAGTACGGACTTTGTCGGATATATCAATGCAACTTGCAATGGTCAATCCAAAAATATTGACTTGAACACGTGCAAAATCGCTTTTTGAGTAACCGCTTTTTGTGTTGTATGGAACCAATGAAACTTGGTAATAAGATATTGCAGGGAATGAAGTTGCTTGAGGTAATCTCAATGGGCTAATACGACCACTAACAGCGGTGTTTAATGCCGTGTTGCTAGTTAGAATATTATAAACCGCTTTTAGTGATTTCATAGTCGCAATTTATCGTAAATCTCTTTATTTTTAGTTACAAAATTAACAAGGTCAACGGGTTCAAATACGCTAACCTTATCCCAAGAAAATGGAAATAATTTTTTTGGATCCTTTGGACTTCCTTTTTTTAGGTGTGGAGCTATCAACTGTGAAACCATCCATCTAGTTTTTTCCATTTCTGATTGATAAATCTCAGTTTCTTTTTTGCGCATACCCGTAACTCGCATCATAAAATAATATGGGGTTACAAGCTCCCACTCGCTTGGGGTAATACCCATTTCACCAAATCCAATTTGATGAATATCTTTCCAAGTTAGTGGCTTGTTGTTTTTTTCGGAGTTTTCACTTTTGGCTCCGTCACCTGAAAAAAATCGCCCACCGCCTTCATGAAGAGTTCAACTGCAGGGGCTAATTGTTCAAATGATTCAATCTCATCGCCCAAATCCTCTGAGCTTTCAAACGGCATTTCAACACCTTGTTTTTTACAACCGGATTTAATTCCATAAAAAGCAACGTCACGGCTAAATTTTAAAGACTTCATAACGCCCTGAATTTGCCCAAGCTCTGAAAAATCTTTCATTTGAGATTCAACCATCACATTTTCAATAGCGGTCATATTGAAAAACATCGGATATTTTTTATTGTTTATTTCTAATTCCATAAAGCAAATATAATAAAAAAAGAGGGACATAAGCCCCTCTCCCTTTTTGGAATATATGAAAGAACAAAATTTTCTATTAAACTGTGCCGACAGTCAATGTGCCAGAACCTTGCAAGCTGCAAGAGAAAGTTGCCACATCGTTCACAGGTGCAGACCATGCAAAGTTAGTCAACAACGCTTCGCCTGATAACTTCATATCGCCCGTAACATTTGATGTCATTACAACGGTAATCAAAGCCCCTGCGACTAAGTCCGAAATAATGTCTTTTGCGCTAATACTTCCAGCTCCTACAGAGCCATCTTCTTCAAAAATACCCTCAAAAGACATTGTCCAACTGTTTAATCCGACTAAAAACTCTTTATAGTTTCCGCCATCTTTATTAGTTGCATCAATGGTGTCTTTTGTCATCTCGAAATCAGCACTCGTGCCGTTTGCGATTTTGGTTAACACTCCAGCAACATCTTTGTAGATGCTGACAAGCGTACCATTTACTAATCCAGTTGTTGCCATTTTTTTATTTTATTTTTTCTGTTACAAGTTTAATCACTTTTTTTGCAACATTTGTTACAATGTTTGAGCTATGAGCATCCAAAGCAGGGCGCATAAATGGACGGGCAGTGATAAAGCCCCTATAAGCACCATCTTTTGTATATCTTGGTGCCGTTCCGTATTCAAACGTATGCGCTAATTGACCTTTAAATCCGCCATAATAACGTGGGCCAATAAGCACGGTTTTTGTAAATTTGTTTTCGTTCTTTTCGATAAAGCCAATTGCGTTTTTTATGTCAGTTGTTGGTGCTTTACTTTGAGCTGTTTTGATGATAACCTCTGATTCTTTTCGAACTATTTTTTTCAATTCGTCTTGACTCAAAAGTTTAGACGCTTCTTTTATTGAATTGACAAATTTGTCAAGCCCTTCAATGTGGTTTTTTGCCATCACTCTGTTAGTTGTGTCATCAATTTTATATACATTCTACGTTCAATCAACTTGACCGCTACAATGTTATAATTTTGGCCTTCGTAAACAATCCGATCGTTCACCCCGACATCAGTAAAACGAATGGTAAAATTAACAACTTGCTTATTTTCTCGAGTGTCAGCATATACGCCCTCACTCCCTCCGTCACTTGGTTCATATCGTGACCAAATATCTACAAGCTTAGTCCATGTTTTTAAACGCTCCCCCGTTGCAGAATCAACTACATTGGTGTAACGCCAAATTTCAATCGGGGTGTCTAATCTGCCAGCGTTCATACAAATGTGTAAATCTTGAATGGGTCAAGCAAATAAGAAACCCCAAGCGGCATTTCCTCGACAATGGTACCTACAACAATAGCCTGCCTGTTATCATAATATTGAGCCACCAAAAGACATACAGCCGTTCTAATTTGATCCGGGAAACTTTCCACATCATAGCCCTCAACAACTTGGACTACATATTTTGTATTCCCGAGCGTTAAACTCGACGGAGTTGAATTGATAACGATTGTAAGAACATAATCAGTAAACTCGTTTTGAATGTAATCAATAGGTTGTTCAACATTTGCAGAATCAATATATTTTACAGACGTAATTGAATTGACTTTACTTGGTATTCTTAAGTAATTCCCTTGTGGAATAGCAATGCCCAAAAACGGGTTATTCAAAGCTTCACTTCCAATCAATGAATCAAATCCATACTTTACACTAGCTTCGACAATAGAATAGCCAACATAGTCAGAAACTTGACCAATAGCAGCGGAAATCAAAGACGAAATAATACTATCTTCTAAATCATTGGTGACACGAAGCCACGTTTTGACATGGGCTAGTGAAATATAGTCCGTGTCAAGCGTTGTTTTTGATAGTAGTCTTCGTCCTGTTAACATAGTTTAAAGTGCTTCTGCTCCTTCTGGACTTGTTTCATCAGCGTTTGCAATCGGCTCATCAGCAATATTAGCCGAATCAATTTCAGCCATAGAAACTTCTTCGTCGCTTACATATTCAGCGTGTCCGTTTGAAACAATTTTGTCAGCTAATTCGCTTTCAATTTCAGCAACATCACCAATAAACGCAGCAATGCCATAAGCCCCTATAGGTGCAAATGTAAATTTAATCAATTTAGTGATAGCTACTTCATTCGCTACTTCACTAGTTTTTGAATTTTTACCCATAAAATTAGTGGGCGGATAGGATGCGAAACCACACCGCCCTATTGATTACGCTGTAAGCAAATCAACAATAGCACCAAAGGCAGCCGGTTGTTTAACCGCAATACCAATATGCTGATTTAAAACTACACGAGTTTTGTTGCCAATTGCTTGGCTATAAGGGTCAACTACTAATTCAACACCTCCGAATTGACCAACCACCAAGTTCTCCCAATCTCCGTAAATCATAGCAGAACATACTCCGCTTGATGTACCTTTGGTTAAGTTGCTTGGCACGTTTGTAGTGCTAAACACTGGTTTGCCGTCAATTTGGTCAGACATCCCGTTGAAGTATGCCATGTAAGACATAATCATCGCACCTGAACCACTTGAAATTTCAGTTTGTTTCAACTTAGCAACCAATTTAGGATTGATAAGGAATTTACCATTAATTCCAGCGTTTGAATTTTCAACCGCTGCAACAAGTTCAAGAACTTTTGCCAAAGTTGGCGCAGCTCCATTGGTTCCCATCGCTACTGAGTTGATTCCAGAAGTTCCCAACAAACCTAAAGGCTGGTTGCTAGCTCCTGAGCCATTGATTGCAGCTCTTTCAATTTCAACAGCTAATGCTTTCAAAAAGCTATTGATAATATCCTGCTCAATTGACTGATTTGTTTGCAACAACAATTGTTTAGAAATGTCGCTGTAAGCAGTCAAACGAGATGGTCTCAATTGACGAGCAGCAGTAACTGGATCACCAGAACTTGCATCAGCAGTTTCAGCAGCCCATGCAACAGTTGCGCCACTGCTTAAACCAGTCAAATCAGTATTTGCAGCCAATCCAGTGTATTTTGTTACACCTAATTGATCCAATACTGTTTTTGCGTACAAAGCATCAAAAAATCCAACTTTCTCCAATGGAACAAAGTTTCCGCCTGCTGTTGAAGAACCTGCAGACATTGTACGTGATTCTCTTGTTTTGAAACTCATCAACTCGTTTGACAAGTAAATACCTTGTGGGTTAATACCCAAAGAACGAGCTTCTGCAGCTGATTCCTCAACCATTTCTTTTTCAAATCCAGAAATGCTATTGGTACTAGCTTCATGAATCAATTTAGAAAATCTAAACTGCTTCATTTCGTTTTCGCCACCTTTACCAGCCGCTCCGTAATTTGGAGTACTTTCATTTTTTCTTTTTTCAAGAATATCTAACGCCACGATTTCTGCCTCGATAGCTGATTTTCTTGCATCAATTGCGCTTACACGAGTCAACTCGGACTCGTTAAACGAGCGGTTTTCTGTTTTTAAAAGAGCCGACAAAGTGTCTAACTCTTTATTTAACTCTCCACGCTCTTCTAATAACTGAACTCTCGTTTTCATTTTATTTTTTTTTATTTATTTGCTTTGGTTGTACTTATTTTAATCTCACTATTCTGCACAAATCTAACGCCTTTCGCATCTCTTTTTCTTTTTCCGCTGTTACATTTTTGTCAGGTTCAGAAAATTTACTTCTTTCCTCTTTCAAAGCTGAACGAGAATCGGCCTCAGTATCTTCATAAGCGGGATAAGTCACAGGCGAAACATCATAAAGTTTCTTAATCTTTTTGATAGTTCTCAAACCCATTTCCCCATACTTTTCTGAATAGCCCCACTCAACTGATTCGATTGTAAAAGCGAATGAACTTTGAGTAATGTCACGGCGTTCAATAGCACAAGCAACTTGGGTGTGAAGTGGTGAACGGTAATCCGCATCGTATTCGTACGCTAAAGCTCCGTTTTCGTTTACAGATAAGCGCAAAGTTCCCGAAGTTGTACGGCCTAAAATCATTTCATCTTCATGATTGAATAAGCATCTGCAATCCAAATCAGACGATTTCAAAGCATCGTCAAACGCCCCTGCCTCGATTCGTTCTTCATACCAACCCATGTCAGTAATACTATTTACCACGGCTGCAACACCGCCAAATTTTAAAGGAAGCCCATCAGGGTTTAAATCCCCTGCAGCTCGCTCCAATTTATTTTGTATAAAACGTCTTTCCATTTTCAATTTAATTATTCCCGTCGGGGTTGTTGTTTTTTGATGTTGTACTTTCTAATTGTTTTATTTTCCCCTCAATCCAAGTTGGCATTAAGTTCGTCGGCACCAAATTTGCATTCACAAATGTTTGGTCACCACCTTCGTATGGATTCGCATCCTCATAGCTTCTTGCCTCGTTTGGTGTCATCCAACCGTTATTGATACCTTTATTGTAAAATTCAGCTCTTGCACTTGCATCGGCACGCAAAAGTGAGTTAAAATTAAATTTAAAGTAATAAATACCCTTGTCTTTTACGGGTATTAACTTTCGTTTTAATTCCTCTTCAAATTTGATCGCATACGGTGCAAGCGTATTTGCGTAAAGTTGCTGCCAATTTTGCTCAGCAGTTGCCTTACTTCCTGCCCCTGAAACAACCATATCAACTGGCACGTTAAAAATATTGGCGATTTCCTCGGCACTAAATTTCTTTGATGCGATATATTCCGCCTCCGCTGGGGTTAGTGCCAGACGCTCAACTCCAACACCGCCCGGTACGGCAAGTGAATTTGATTTACTATTTACAACATCATCAAGTCCCGTTTTTAAATCCTTAAGTTGGCTATCATTTAACGAGCTAGCCGCTTTAATAAAAAACTTTAATACCCCATTTTTGTATGTTGAGCTTTGTCCGCTTGTTGCAGCAAGTGCAACTCCAAAAGTTTCACGATGATAGATAATTGGACTATATCCAACTATTGGATCGTCAATGCATTTTCCTTTAAAATGAATGATGTCAAAGGATTCGACAGTCCGCATACCAGTTTTCAATTGAACTTGGTATTTTAAAACACCGTCAATCATAATTGGTTGCACCATTTCATAAAGCAACGCTTCAATTGAAATTGGTTTAAAGTACTGATCACGTACAATAAGTGAATAAGCATTCCCACGAAGTACGGCATTAACCGACATCCAATCAATCCATTCAGATTTTGTTTGAAATTGGTTCGGCTCGTCTAATAAAAGCGAAATAGAATAAGTTGGTTCTACTTGCTTTATACCGTTTTTTTGTGAGTAAATTTTTACGTTTAACCCTACCATTCCATTGGAAATAATTTCAACACACCTTTTAGCAGCTGCAATTGAAATAGTAGTTTGGACGTTTACCTTTTGGCCACTAGTTGAAGTGGTACCAAAAAGACCCGAAATGGCATTCAATAACCATTGTTGAGGGTTTGTAGATCCGCTTTGGTTACTTCTTTTTTCAAAAAAACGTGATATTAGTGATGCCATCAAAGGCAAAAATAAATAAGTTGTACGTTTTTTATGTTACAAATATTTCTGACTTGGTTTTTTCGTGTGCCATCGGCTCAGTGTTGCACGAAAAACAACAGGGGAACTAAACTTTTTACGGCCGAATTTTTCAATATGCAACCGCTCACACTCATTATAAGCCTGATAGTAGTACCCAAATTTAGGTAACATCTCATAATACAAGTCGAAAAATTCATCATTTGTCATCATGGTTATAAAGTTTGTACGAAAAATTCCGCTGGTTCGTCTTTGTTTAAATTTTCATCCATCCATGTACCTATTGCCATAACCTTACTCACAGGGCCATCGACTTTGTCCTGACTTTTTTCTTTGTCAATTTTGATATTTCCTGCAGGATCCTTAATGATTAAAACATTTGACATCATCCATCTGCAAATTGGGTTAGAATCATGTTTCAACTCATTTGATAAAACAAATCGCTCCAATTCTTTTGTTGGTTGCGACATCGATAAAAAACCCTGTCTAAACTTAAACATTTTAAATCCATCGTCCTGTAATTGTATAACCAACTGAGACGAATTGTAAGGATCAAAAGCAATGTCTTTTGGCTTTCCATAAAGCTCGGCTAGTTCATTTATTTTGGCCCGGATGTAATCGTAATCTGTAACGTTTCCGGGTGTCGTATCAAGTATTCCTTTCATCGCCCAACCCCTAATCGATTCGCCACTCTGATCACTTCTTTTTGAAAGTGAGTCCTCGGGAATCCAGTACCAAGTTTTTATGTATTTTGTATCTGGCCAAAAAAGAGAATAGGCGCAAAAGTCCGACGTACTCGCCAAATCCAAACCGCCAAAACATTCCCCAACTGCCAAATCCTCATCAGTACCACACGCTATCCACTTACTGTCATTTATCCAAGTTTTAGCCGAATCAGTCCACACGTTTAAAAGTTTCGTTTTAAATTCAACTTCCTTGTGAGGGCTTTCTTTCGCTTCCATCAACCCCTCTTCCAAAATTCTTGGTTTTACAGATACTCCCCAATTCGGGTTGGCTTTAATCCAAGATTTTGGATTTTGCCAATCGTCGTTTTCGTCCAAAGTGTAAATAACAGCAAAGATTGAGTCATCTTTTATACTGCCTTTTAGTACATTCAAGCAATATTTTCGGTGCCTAAAACATGGACTTTCTTTTTTAAATCCAGCCGTTGTAATTGTAAACAACAAAGGTTGCCGTCTAGCCCCCATGGAATTACGAATAACGTTGTAAAGCTCGTCGGTACTATGCGCATGGTATTCGTCTATACAGCAAAAATGAGTGTTTAATCCGTCTTGTTTGTGTGGATTCCACTCCAATGGTCTGTAAATGGACGTGCCAAACTGAATCAAACGGTTGTTTACTGAGTTGTAAACCTTAACCGCTTCTTTAATTCCATTCACCTGGTTGCACACTCGAGCCCCTTCGCCAAAAACCATCATGGCTTGATCGAGTTTTGTAGCCGCTGAATAAACCTGAGCACCCTCTTCATTATCGACTAAAAGCCCGTACAACATGATTGCATTTGCTAGTGTAGACTTCCCATTCTTTCGAGGAAGCTCAACATACACACGGGTAAACCTTCGAGTGCCATCCAATCGTATAAACCCGAAAATATTAGCAACAATAAAATGCTGCCAAGGTTCTAAAATAAATTTCGATTTACCTTTTTCCCCGGTTGTGTGTTCTAAATTCTCGATAAAATTCCGAGCGTGCTCATAAAATTCAACTTTAAAAAGTATGTCCTCACGCTTCAAATCTGACAAAAAGCGGCTGCAAGCTTGTTTAACAAGTCCACATGCTGGCAATTTGCCAGATAAAACGCTATCAACATACTCCAAATACATCCTATTTGTACTTGTTTAGCCAATCGGTCGAGTAAGTAACACTCTGCAAGCTGTTATAAAAGTGAGGTTTTTCGCTTGGTACACCTTGCTTATCAACTTGCATACCGTCCAAAGTAATCACATACGCAAGTCCAACTTTCTTGAACCCGTATTTTTTGCCGATGAATTTCGCTTTTGCAGTTTCAATTTCCGCACGTGTGCTTTTTTCTTTTGGTTTCATATATTTCTTTTGTTAAAAATTCTCCTAATTACATAACCCCTTATTAACGAAGCTAGTAAAAATACAAATGTAATCAAAATATTTTGTGAAATTTTCACATCAATTCCCATCAATGGGTACATAACAACCTGAATAGTAAACGAGATCAACAAGCCAGCGGCTACGTTCACCATCGATTCGTAAAAACTTGATTTCTTACTTTGCATTATCCCGTTTTTCGCTGTGATAAAATATTAAACTCAGGCGTTTCTTTTTCTTGCTTATTGCCCAATGCTTTCCGAACAACTGGAGTAAATCCGAACAACTTTGCAATCTCCATTGCAGCTTTCAGTGACTTCGTTCGGATCTGATACCAATGGTTAATCATTAAATAACCATTCGGGGCGGTGACAACTTCGCTATCAACTTGGCACATTATAGCCGCCTTTTCGTAAGTAGCCATTTCAACAGCGTATGCCTGTATTAATTTTTCGTCTATGTCGACATAATTTTTTAATTTTTTCAGACTTTTGACAGTGCTGTCAAAAATAAATTTTGCCCGTGGTGACATTAATTCTGGTTCGGCGGTATAATTGTTCAAATTTTCTTCCATAATGGCAAATTTAGCCCAAAAATGCGTAGGTACCCCCGTTTTTTTATCTTTCGTGGG